GCGTCGGAACGGACGTCAAGGCTGGCGGCAAGTTCCCGCAATCGTCCCTGGGAAATTTCCCCACGGCGGAACGCCTCGACCGCCAGGCCGACAACTTGGCTGCGCAGTTCCGTTTCCTCCCCGTCCGGCGGTGGTTGAGCATCGCCAGCCGGCATCTTCAGTATGTCGTCGAGGCGAGGCTTCAATTCCTTCTGAGCCAAGAGCGTGGTGGCTTCGTTCGCGTTGAGATGGCCGAGATTGCGCAGGCGCCACACCGCGCTTTCATAGCTCACGCCGAAGCGCCGTGCGATGGCGCGGACATCCAGATAGGTGATCGTCTGAGATCCTTCCCTCGGGCGGATTTCGGCCTCGCTCGGAGCATCGTTCGCGACATCATAGACGACCTGCGCCTTTCGGCTCGGCTGCCCCTTGTCGAGTCGCCGGAGTTGATCCTCGATTCCGCCGGACGGCATCAGGAAGGCCGCAGCGAAGGCATTGGCGCGCTTCTCGATAAGATCCTCGGCGTTGGCCCTCTCGGTGATCCGGTAGGGTTCGATCCGGTCACACAGCGCGTGACCGAACTCATGCGCGTAGGAAAACCTCCGCCGCACGGCGCCATGCTTGGTATTGACGACGATGGCGAGGCCGATCCGCCTGTCGTGGGTGAACAGCCCCGACATCTCTTCCGGTAGCTGGCACGCAGCCACCCAAATGCCTTGGCCACTCAGCAGTTCGGCGATATTGCCGATGGGCGCGTGGCCAAGCCCGAGCCGTCGGCGTTCATCTCGCGCCGCCTGCTCACCCTGCCGGATCGCATCTCCTGCCTTTCCAAGCCGGCCGGCGTGATCGGGCAGATCTTCCTCCACCTCATGGCCCAGCAGCCGTCGCAGGGCGACGCCTTCCCGGCAGAGAAGGAGAACCCGATCGATGGCGTCGCGCAGCACCGGGGCATCCCGATCCTGCAAAGCCCGCATGAAGACCACCGAAGCGTCCTCTTCCTGCTGCGATACCTCCAGGAAGGAAGCCGGCGAGCATCGATACAGTTCGGCGAATCGGGTCAGTTCCAAGGTCGAAACCGACCGGCTACCGGACTCGATGTTGGTGATGGCCGTGCGTGGAAGGCTCAGGGCCTCGGCGACGGCCTGCTGGCTGGTGCCGTTCCGCTCCCGCGCGGAACGCAGACGATGCCCGAGCTGCGCTGCGTCAATCATGAATGGCCTCCCTGGATTGGCGCTGAGCCACGAAAGGCCCGTGCGGGAAACCCGCACCGACCATGGCGGGACAGTGCCACAGGATACATGGGTTGGCAAATTCTTCCGTCAATGTCCGAAACTGCTTGACTCCAGTATATTCGGACATAGAATGGAAAAATCATCCAAATTGCCTGAAAGGAGGCATGAACCATGAGCACGAAGCACCCCCAGCCAGGGCTTGACGGTCGGCACCGCGACGCGGACGGCAGGATCAGCCAGAAGCATGGCAACACGCAGGTCGGCACGCTGCGCGATGCCTACGGCGAGGATTTCGCCGCTGGTTGCCGCTCCGACATGAAGCTGAGCACTCTTCTTGACCGGACCGGCGAACCCTCGCTGAGCCAGTACCTGAAGGGATCGCGCTGAGCGGCGTTTTTCATCGCGAGTTCACTGCACCAGGCCGGAGCTGCACAGCAGGACCATCTCGACCCCCAGGGGATCGGCCCGGATCACCGCCTCGATGGTGTAGACCTCGCTCCGGTACAGCACCCGCATGCGGGCGGTGATGGCGGGCCGCCAGCGCAGGCGGACCGCCACCGTCACCATGCCATGCACCTCCTGCGCCGCCACCAGTTCGCGTCCGCGCAGATCCTCTACCAGGGCGGACACGCCGGGGACGACGTCCTGCCAGTCCTGGCGCGGCTGGCCGAGTTCGTCCTCGCTGGTGGAGCAGGCCTGGATGGTGACGCGATGGCGATAGGAGCCGGCGGAGATCATCTCACCACCGAGGCGGCAGGCGCAGCGGATCGAGCAGCCCCGACAGATAATCGGGTGGCAGTTCCTGGAAGCCGCTGCCACGGGTCTGGAGCAGGAACAGCTCGCGCTGGGCATAGGCCCAGGCGCAGGCCATCAGGATCCAGGTTTTGACGCTGGGAGTGCGGTCGCCGAACGCCTGCGGATCGATGCCGGCGGTGTAGACCACCTCCACCGCCCGAAGGCCACGGCCGGCATGGGGCCAATGACCCGACAGCGGCGAGAGCACGGTTTCGCGGTCGATGACCACCATTTCGACGGTGGCGGGATCGAGCGTGAGCCGGGTGCCGGCCGAATGGAGCGCGGCATAGGTGATGCTTTCCAGCGCCGTCACCCCACCGACGGCCAGGACCAGCGGGCTCCCGTGGTGCGGGAAGGCGGGCAGCACCTGACGATAACGGGCTGGGCGAATGGCGGTTCCGGTGCGGGTCTCGGCGAGTTGTCGCGCCGCCGGGATGATCACCGTCTGGATCAGTAGATCGTCGTCGGTGAGGTCGGGATCGATGCGGGCCTGCGCCTTGACCTCGTCCACCGAGACCGGCTCGTCGGCCAAGGGATCGGCCGAGAGGTATTCGATCAACTCCGCCATGGCGCTCTACTTCCCCTGCGGCTTGGCCTTGTCGTCGAGCTTGCCCGCGTCGGAGCCCGGCTTGGCGCCGGCCGCCGCCCCGGTGGCCTCGCCGGCATTGGCCGGTGAGGCTGGGGATGCGAGCGTGGCGATGCCTTTCTTGACCAGGGCATCGCCGATCTCGGCGGCGAAGCGGGCCACCTCGCCGGCATTGTAGGCGTTCCAGGATCGGACGAATTTGAGATCGATGTGCATGGGGATCTCCGATCAACGGTACCAAGTGACGCCGTCGAGCACGGCGATGGCCTCGACATGGCGGGGGCCGAAGTCGTTCTCGGTGATGATGCGGATCAGCGTGAGGTCGCGCTGGAAGGCCGAGACCGGGGTGCCGGTGGCCGGGTCGGTGTAGGTGGCGTCCATGGAGATGGCCACCGACAGGTTCATGGACTCGCCGATCACCATCTCGGCGAAATCGACGAAGTAGACCTCGCTGCCGTTGCCGGTGGCGCCGCTGGAGGTGAGGTTGGTGGGGATCTCGGTAGTGATGCCCACCGGATAACCCCGGAACATGCCGTCGGCGATCTCGGGGAAGACCTTGTTGCCGGTGGTGGTCAGCAGATCGCCCAGAAACTGCACCGAGTCGGGATGCATCAGCCAGCCGGGCTTGCGCAGCCGCACATTGGCGCGCCGAAGCGCCAGGATGACACGGCCGGCATCGGCCATGATCGCCTGGATCAGGTCCTGGCCGGCCAGCGTCTTGGTGGGGGTGGCGACGAGGATATTGGCCGGCAGGCACCAGTTGCGCAGGCCCTTGGGGGTACTGTTGGTGCCATCGCCGCGGATGAAGGCCATGTCCTCGGCGGTGGCCATGCTGGCGGCGGTGTCCTCGACCACCAGGGCATCGACCCGGGGATCGATGCCGGCGAAGCGGATCAGGTCGTTGCCGATCGGCACCAGGCAGGCCAGCTTCTTGGCCACCAACTGCACATCGTCGAAGGACTGCTGCGACACCGGGGCATCGGCATCGCGGCCGATATAGCCGGCGACCGCGCCACCGGCGATGCGCGGCATGGTGAGGTTGCCATTGTTGAGCGGCAGCGACAGCGGCCCCATGGAGCGCACCACGGCGTTGGGGATCAGGCGCTCGATGACGGTCTGGGCCAGCACGGTGGGGATCAGCACGGCGCCGCCGGAGGCGTTGACGCTGGACAGCGCCATGGCGACGCCCTCGCCGACCCCGTTCTCGGCCATGGTGCGCCGCGCGAAGTCGGCGGCGGAGACCAGATTGCCCGGAGAATGCTTGAGCGCGGCGATGATGCCGGAGAAAACACTCATATTCCGGGCGGTGCGGGCGCCATGATCCCTCGGCTGGGCGAAAACAGGCGACCTTTCGGCCTCGACCAGGGCCTGCTTGCCGGATTCGACCGCATCGACCGGCACTGCGGCGGCCATGGCGATGCGTTCGGCCCGCTCCAGGGTGTCGATCTGGGTGGTGAGGCCGGAGAATCGCCCCTCCAGCTCGATAAATTCGGTGTTCTCGGCCTCGGAGAGCAACTCCGTCTGGGCCTTGACCGCCAATTCCTGCACCCGCGTATTGATGCGGGCACGATCCTGCCTGAGCGCCTGAATGCTCATCGCTGACTCCATGGAATAATGAAGGGGGTTTGGGGCCTCAAGGCCCCAACGGGTGCGGGGTAGGCCCCGCGTTACATCGTCGCCCGCATGTTCATGACACCGGCACGGGCGAGGATGCCCTGGCGCTGGATCTGCATTCGCCGGGACTGCTGCACTTGCACCGAACGAGCGGCAGCCACGCCACCGGCGATGCGGTCGATGGCCTGCTGTGGCGTCTCCAGCCGGTCGGCGAGGCCGGCATCGATGGCGTCCTGGCCGAAATAGAGACCCGCCTGGGTGTCGATCACCTGGGACTGCGGCATCGAGCGGAACCGCGCCACGGCATCGACGAACTGGCCGTAGGTGTGCTCGACCATCTGGTTCAACTGGGCCATGGAGGCGTCGGACAGCGGCTCGTTGGGGGTGAGGTTGTTCTTCTTGTCGCCGCGATAGACCGAGGTGATGCGAACGCCCATGGCCTCGTTCATCTTCGAGACGTCCATGTGCTGGGCGATGACGCCGATGGAGCCGACGCCGCCGGTCTGGCTCAGGCTGATCTCGTTGCAGGCGGCGGCCAGCAGGTAGGCCCCGCTCATGGCGTTGAAGTTGACGATGGCCGACGTCGGCTTGATTTGGCCGGCGGCGCGGATGCGGTCGGCCAGTTCGAACGCCCCGGTCGAGGCGCCGCCGGGACTGTCGATGTCAAAGACGAGGTGGGCCACGTCGGGATCGGCCAGCGCCGCATCGACCTTGGCGGCCACCGTTTCGTAGGACGTCATCTGCTGGCAGAACTTGAGATTGCCGGTGCGCGGCACCAGCGGGCCGGCGTTGGGGATCACCGAGACGCCGGACATGCCGTCATCGTCGCCATCCTCGGCATCGTCGTCCGGCTCGTAGCGCCGGATCGCCATCTCGGGCACGGCCGGCTCGGCGCCAACCAGCAGGTGGGCGCGGCCGAACTCCACCGCCAGCGCCATCAATTCCGGCGTCATCATGTGCGGCCGATTGAAGATCTGGGCGAGCAGATGCGGATGGATGGTCATGTCAGCAATCCTTCGATCTCGGCGATCTG